CAACAGTTTCTTGTTTCGCAAAGCTCCATATAGAGATCTAGGCACACTTGAAGGTGCACCAGGCATTGATGAATTTATGCGTGACGTTGATGTTGATGGCACCAACATGGACAACTTTATGAAGCAGGTTGCAACCTGGAGCAGTGTGTTTGGCAATGCTTGGATCATTGTCAGTAAACCAGATGTAGGTGCACTAACACTAGCAGACGAGCTTGGGGCAGGTGTAAGACCTTATTTGAGCCTGTTAACACCCCTTAACGTAATTGATTGGCAGTATAGTCGTGCAGCAAATGGTGCATATGAATTGACTTACTTCAAGTATCTAGAAGAGTTTGTGCATGGTGTGCAGGTAATCAAAGAGTGGACCAAAGACACTATCACTACATACACAGTTGAAGAAGAGTCAGGCGACACAGAAATTATTGAAAGTGTAGACAATGGCTTGGGTATAATTCCAGCTGTGTGTGCTTACAACAAAAAGACATCAATTCGTGGCATTGGCATGGGTGATATAAATGACATTGCTGATGCACAGAGATTCATCTACAACATGGCGAATGAGATGGAACAGACAATTAGACTTGATTCACATCCTAGTCTTGTTTGCACACCTGAAACAATCACTGGCAATGGCGCTGGATCAATTATTCAAATACCAGAGAGTATGGACCCTGCACTTCGTCCTTATCTACTACAGTATGGCGGAGCAAGTGCTACCAGCATAATGGGTGCAATCTCTGCAACTGTAGCCAGTATTGACAAGATGGCAAACATTGGATCAATCAGAAGCACTGAAGGTGCACGTATGAGTGGCGTTGCACAACAACAAGAGTTTGAATTGCTTAATGCACGTCTAAGTGAAAAAGCAGATAATCTAGAGCTGGCAGAAGAACAGATCTTCAAACTGGTTGCAGCATACCAAGGAACAACTTGGACAGGCAACATTGCATATGCTGATAGTTTCAACATTCGTGATGTAGAAGGTGAAGTTACACAACTTAAAATTGCCAAAGATAGTGCTACTGATCCACGTGTGATGGCATTGATTGATCGTAGTTTAGTTGAACTATTGGGCTATGAACCAGATCTAGTATTAGCAGAGCCAGCATTTGAACCACATGTAATGATATCACCTGAAGGTGAACGTGTAGTAGCAAACACAATGGCAGAGCATCTAGCACTACAAGCTCAAGGTTATACCCATTTGGAAGATTAATATGTTAGAGTCATTGATAGAGCTAGTGAGTTGGAGCTTGGTTCTATTGATGCTGTTTAGCCTAGAATTCTTTGGCTAGATGTGTTTCCAAGTCCTGCGTGATAATATATAACGAATGTTTTCAACTGATACTTTATAACGTTTGCTTAATTCTTTAACACTTAGTGTGCTAGCTCTAATTGCTAGCACATCTGATTCTGTTAACTTAGAATGACTACAGCTTTCGCCTCTGGGAGCTACACGTCTGCCTTTGCGGTCTCTGTCTCTATTATTATCAGCAATTGTTCCTAGCCAAAGATGATCAGGATTTACACAAGTGGGGTTATCACAACTATGACAAACACAGTAGCCAGTAGGATCACCTTTGTGTATAAAATAACTAGCACGGTGCGCAAGCCAATCCTTTGATTTAAACCAGTAGTATCCATAACCCCTTCTGTTTTCTGTATTACCAGTCCATTCCCAACATCCGCTAGGCATTACTTTATATCTAGTGTGAAACCTATCAATATACTTTTGATCCATGTGTATACTCCTTAATTTTAGTGTAACACAAGGGAATAAACTGTCAACCAATAAATACACAAAAGGGAGCACACCATGTATAAGAAAAAAGGCAAGAAGCGCAAAGTTTGCAGTAAATAATCACCCATGACAAAGAAACTTCAAGATACAGTTGATCAAAACAGTGCAGACATTAATGACATCAAGCACACACTAAACCGCTTGGAAACAAACCATATCTACCACATTGAAAAGGATATGGAAAAGCAAAGTGCGATAATTGCCAAACTAGACAATCGCATCTGGTGGGTATTGGGGATCCTAGTTGTGAGCACAGTAATCAGTATGATTGGAATGTAATGCCAGTTCGTAAAGTTAAAAGTGGATACAAGTGGGGTAAGACAGGCAAAGTCTACAAGACCAAGGCTGCTGCTCTACGCCAAGGCAAAGCCATACGTGCTAGTGGTTACAAGAAACGCTAATGCCTTGGTTGGATATCATAAGTGCCCTTTGGCCTGTAGCTGTAGGCTTTGCAGCATTGATATTCTGGCTTGCTAAAAGTTATGCAGACATTGAAATGCTCAAAGACAAAGTGCGAGTTCTATATGAACTACACAATGACAAGGACAACAACTGATGGCTACATACAAAGGATCACAATGCAAAGGCAATTGTGCTGGACACATTGAAGGTGCACGTTACGCACGTAGAGGTGGTAGAACACTTACACGTTCAAGTTCAAGTTTCAATTCTGGAATGAGGATACAACAAGGTGTATTTAAATCACGTGGCATAAGAACACGCATGAGTATAACCAAGCGGAGTAAATGACGAAGGGCGGACCTCATTGCCCGCCCATTCTTGATTATTACACTACTAATAATACAATAACATGTGCTAGAGGTTGTGTCAACAAAAAAAAACAGTGAGCTTTTACACTCACTGTCTAGTTGGATATATTAATATCATAAAGTTAAGGAAATAACAATGTCAACATTGCTATACTGTTATTTATTACCATAGCACAGCAGGTGTTTAATGATACTGGTAAATAATACAATAACACTACTAACTCTTAAAGGAGGCACGTCACATGAACGATACAATCATGGAAACAGAAGGCACTGAGACTTCTACAAACAACACTCAGGAAACCAGCAAAACATACACTCAAGAAGAATTTGATAGACATATGGCAGGAATGAAAAATTCACTTGCTAAAAAGTATGAACGTCAATACGCTGAACTAGGAGACGTAGACGAACTACGTGCTCTAAAATCAGAAGCAGAACAACGCAAAACGCAAGAGCAAATCAAGCGTGGAGAGTTTGAAAAGACCTTGGGTGAACTTGCTGAAAAGAAAAACAATGAAATTGCCAAACGGGACAATATCATTAAAGACTATCGTGTTAACACACCACTACTTGACGCTGCCGCACGTTATAAGGCAGTTGCTCCAGAGCAAGTAAAAAGTTTGTTAGCCAAAAATGTTAGACTTAATGATGCTGGTGATGTTGAAGTAATTGATGCTGAAGGTAACGTGCGTTATACTGAAGACGGAAAGCCCGTGGGTGTAGACTCATTGGTGCAGGATTTTTTAAAAAGCAATCCTCATTTTGTCGCACCTACGCCAGCAACAACACATACTCAAAGCAACACCAGTGCTGTATCCTCAAGCAATTTAAATTTAAACGATCTGGACTTAACAAACCCAGAACACAGACGAATTTACAAAGAAGCCCGTAATAAAGGTTTACTTTGAGCCAACTTTAGGAGAAATATAAAATGGCAAACTCAGCATATACATCAGGTTTTAACACTGATTCATTATTCGTTGCTGCAAAAGCAGCAACAATTTTCGCAGCACATGAAAGTTCACTCTTCCTCACAGGCGGAATAGTTCCAGTAGTAAATGCACCAAATGGTCTACTACAAGTTCCATTTTTGGACAATATTGGTGCAGTAACACCAATCACTTCAGAAGCAACACCTGGTGCTGACATTGACGCAGTTCTAGCAGCTAGTTCAGGTAAAGCAACACCTATCCAAGCTGATCTATACGCAGCACGTAGTGTTGTTCGTGACTTGGGTAACATTGACCCAGCAGAAATTGGTCGTGTTCTAGGTAACGGCGTTGCAAAAGCATTTGATACAGCTGTCATCACAGCAATGAACGGCTTAACAGCATCAGCAGCAGCACCAATATCAGTAGACGCATTGTTTGACGCAGCGGCACAAATCCGCGGCAACGGCGAAATGGGTCAGCTAATGGGCATCCTTTCAACTGCTGAAGCATCAACTCTAATGAAAGACATTGGTTCAGCATCATACGGCGGTGGCGACTTCCAAAGTGAAGCAATGCGCAATGGCTTCTTGGGTCAAGTAGCAGGCATTCAGTTGTTCCAAAGTTCATACATTACAGGTGCTAACAAAGGCTTTGTCTTTAGTAAAGACTCATTGCGCATTGCTATGCAGCGTAATGTAACAATGGAAATGGCTCGTCGTGCTGAAGCTGTTGGTCAAGACGTTGTAGCAAGTCTAATGGCTGGTGTTGGTGTTATTGACGCAACACGTGGCGTTAAACTAGTAACAGCATAAGGAATAAAAGATGGCTTTCATTGAAGATACAACTAAAGTTTACAGCTTTGCTAGTTACAGTGATGTAACCAGTAAGGATGATAGACTATTCGTAGAGAATGAAGGCCTTACTCAGACTGTCGTTGAAGATATTTTGGTTAGGTCAACTGAACGTATCCTCAGCCAGATCCGCAGTAGCGGTTGGTGGTATGATTACAGTGCTCGTCAAGGTGCACACATACAGAACCGCAGTGATGTTCCTGAAATTGATGCTAAACGCATACTCACTAGAAAGAACGATTTCACAGACCTATGTGTTTATTATGCATTTTATGATGCTATCTTTCCCAAGGTAGCTGACTTTGGTGCAGAAGAAAACGCAGAACGTCAAAAGATTGGTTTCTATCAACAGAAGTATGACGCATTGTTTAATGAACTGATTACCGCAGGTGATTGGTATGACTATGACAACAATGGTGCAGTTATTCCAGAGGAATACTCACCTGGTGTTGTAAACCCAAGGAGAATTAGATGAGAGAATTGATTTTAGATCTAATAGAAAGCAGTTTACAAACTGGCTTTAGCACAAGTGGTAGATTGCCTTTTGATCAAAATGACATACCTCTCTATCTACAAAACTTCAAAAGGGTGTATGTGGACTTACCGCAGACTGAACAAGAACCTTTATTCCAGACCTTAGATGGTAAGGGAGTCGTAAATGAAACCCTTACTGTCACAGCATATCTCGCAACAGATGCAAAAACTATACCCAGCACGTATGACGCTCAAGTAACTGCCCTCAAAGGCGTGAGAATCAACAACAACATCAATGGATATAATCAAAGGCTAGCAAATGTTAGCACTGAGTATATAAATGATGCACTCGTTACTACTGTTGAGTATGTTTTTGTAAAGTCAGTGGTCAATTGTTGATCACAGACATCATAACCATTAGAAAAGGACACAACACAAATGGCTAATTATATCTACCCAGCCCCAGGTGCCTTAGGCGTTCAAGCAACGCTGTCATTAGAAATATCTGCAGACGCAACAAATGACTCGTTGGCAATCCCAAGCCTACAAGACATCACTGTAAATGCTTCAAATGACGTTTTTACCTGGACACAACTTGATGCAGCTAGTAAAAAGCAAATTGCTACAACTGCCACAAACAGTTTGAGCATGAACTTGGTTCTAGATCAAACAACTTTCTTTGGAGACTATACTACACTAGCAGACTCTAGTGCACAGACTACTTGGGAAAGCACTACCCCAACAACTACTGAGTTTGCTTATCGCACAGATACAAAGCAATGGCTAGTTGGCGATGGCGTAGGTGGTTCAACTGAGATTGATACACCAACAACAGCATCAGCTGCTGGCATCTTTGGTATGAGCAACAATAAAAACCTTGTTGAATTCTCACTATACTTAGGTGACGAAAGCAATGGCGCTGATGGCAAAACCATTAGTGGCACGGGCTATATCACTGGTCTTGCACCAACAGTAAGTGCTGACTCACCTGTGTGGGTTTCACCAATCACTATCACAGTTGATGGCGATTACACAGTATCATAACTGATTAAAGGGGGACTTCAAAATTCCCCTTTTTTCCTATGTAAAGGATGAGAGATCAATGGACATACTAAATACTAAGACAGACAAGGAACTACTGGATAGTTTGTTGGCTGAAGCAGCAAAAGCTCGCAATGAAGTGAGTTGCGCTGCAAGAGATTTAAACAAAGCCAACAGTAGATTGGGATTTCTGATCATGTTGGCAAACAGTTTGATAGATAAAGGATTAACAGATGAAACTAGCAGCACTTGCAACAAAACCTAAATTAAATAAAATAGTAATTGACGATGATGTAATCATTGAACGCTATGGCGAAGCCCTAGAGTTTTGGGTATATGACCGTCAAAGTATGGACACCTACATGGCTCTAAGTCAAATGCAAAACAGCAGCGTTGACGATATTGCCAATGCAGTATTGCCATTGGTTATGGATGAATCAGGTAAACCAGCACTAGACCCAAGCGAACACCTTCCATTAGACGTAACAGTCAAAGTAATTGAAAAGGTTACAGTTAGCCTGGGAAACCTACTAAACCAGACTACAGCCGCCTAACTCCAGAGTTAGATGCGTGGCTGAGTTTGGACTTTGTAGCAAAAAGATACGGTGTGTTGCCAAGTGCAGTAATGGCAAATGGATACAGCACAGATATGATTTGTGCCAGTCTAGCAGTTGGATATGAAAGTTACTGTGCACAGTGTGCACGTGATGGTGTAGATACAACAAAACCAAAGCCAACTGAAGAACAAATGTTGGCAATGATTGAAAGGGTAAAACGTGACAAGAGTAAGACTCAAAACCAGTAACATAGCACCTGCACTGGATCGCAAGATCAAAGGTTTAGAAACAGTGCCCAAGTCAGGTTACGACCATTTCAAACAGATTACACCCATTGACAAAGGCAATGCTCGTCGCAGAACAAGATTGCAGGGCAGCACAATCAAAGCAGACTATCCATACGCAGTGCGTTTGGATCAAGGTTGGAGTAAACAAGCCCCCAAGGGTATGGTGCAACCAACCATAGAGTTTATGAGTAAACTTGTAAACAAAATAATGAGGAGCAACTAATGGCCACAGACCGTTATACCGTAGTAGTAGACACCAAAGGTGCACAGACCAGTCTAGCAGGTCTTAAAAGTGGCTTAGGAGCTATTGGAGCAGCAACAGCCGCAGCATTTGCTGTAGACAAGGTTGTAGACTTTGGTAGAGCAGTAGTAGATGCTGGTAAAAACTTCCAAGTTATGGAAAACCAGCTTAAACTGATTACCAACAGTCAAGAAGAACTCAACAGCACTATGGAGAAACTGCGTGGCATCAGTGCTGCTACCTTCAGTGACCTAGGCAGCACAGTTGAACTTTATGGTAAACTAAAACTGTCAACAGATGCACTGGGTAAAAGCAGTGAACAAGTTCTAACAGTTACCAAAAACTTCCAACAAGCACTGGCACTATCAGGTGCAGATGCAGGAACAGCCTCAGGTGCTATTAGACAGTTTGGTCAAGCTATGGCAAGTGGCACTGTGCGTGGTGATGAATTCAACAGTATCGTTGAAGCACTGGGTCCAGCACTTGCTATTATGGCACGTGAAAGCGGAGTTACTGTAGGCGAACTGCGTGACATGAGTCAAGCAGGTGAACTTACTGCTGATGTGTTCTTTGATATGGTTGAAGGTGCTACAAGTATCAATGCCGCATTTGCCAATCTAAATGTAACAACTGAACAATTACAAAGCAAACTTAAATTAACATTTGATGAAGTGTTGGTTCAAATCAATGAAGCAACAGGTGCTACTGATAAGTTTGACACTGCACTGATCAAAATCAATCAAGGCTTGGCAAACTTCTTTGGCACAAGTCAAAGTCTAGCAGATTTAAACGCACCAGACATATTCAAAAAGTTTGAAGAAAACGCACTCAGCGCACAAGAAGCTATCATTGCACTGGAAACACTGCGCAGCAATACTTCTGGTTTCTTCTTCCCAGGCTTAGGCTTCAGCAACCAAGAAGAAGTTGATGCTATCACAGCACAGATTGATGCTATCAAAGAGTTGGTTGAAACAAGACGTGCAAGCAAAGAAGCTGCTGATGAAGAACGTGCTGCAAACGAAGAATTAATGAAGCCACTAACTGCACTCAGTGGTGAACTTGACAAAATTTCAGCAGCATACGAAAAGAACATTCCAAAGAGTGAAAAAATAAGATCAGAGTATGATCAAACTCAAGCTACACTGAATAAACTACTGGAAATCAAAGACAAGGAAATTACACAAACACCAGAGTATGAAACAGCACTGAAAACAGTCCAAGATCGTTTGGCACAGCTCAAAGGCAAATTGGATGGCACTGCCAAGAGCACTGCTGCTGCCGCAACAGCAATGTCACGTCTCACTGACAGCACTAAGGATGTAATCAACAACCTGCAGAAATCAACTTCAGACATGCAGTTTAACTTGGACAAGTTAAACATGAATCCACTGCAACGTCAAATTGCTGAAATTGAACGTGACATTAAAACACGTGTTAAA